CTTTCCTCTTACCATTGGCATAATATTCTCCTATTTGTTTGCGTTCTTCATTATACTAGCCAAACTTTCACATCTTTTTGTGGTTTGTTTGTGCCAATTACTATCTATCATTTCTTCACTAGCTTTATCAAGGTTTTTTTCTCTTAATGCTTCCCACATTTTCTTAAATTTCATTACTCGTGGTTTGCCTAATTGAAAACACATTTCAACGATTACACCAAATATAATATGATTATGTTCTATATCTCTTAATAATTCTCTAGCTGAATCTAATGCTATTTTAAAATCATTATCAAAAACTTCTTCAAGAGTTTCTTTATCATAAGTAACACCCTCAACGAAATTGTCAGAGGGTAATACAAGATGACCATAGCCAATAGTAGCGAAACCCAGACTATCGGAATACACAGTATCCCTAAACCCCTCATGTTGTTTAATTCGTTCTTTGATTTCTTCCATAAGTTAGTCTTCCAATGTTTTATTATATTTAAAAATTTTATCATTCATTATGTTTTTGGATTATCTGTTTTAATTTGTGATATTCTTGTTTTCCAACTATCAATACCATCATCATAAATTTCTTCGAGTTGGCTTTCCCATGTTCCATATAATTTTTTTCGTGTTGCAATTATTTGTTGGTTATTTTCATAAGTTTGTGCTTGAGTTTCTAATGCGTCTAACTGTGCGTCAGTAGGTTGTGCAATATCTAAATTCCATTCAGCTATATACGCACCTTGACCATTACTGTCGTCTTGCAACTTAACATCATTTAAAAAATCTACTTCGCTAACTCCATTAGCTTCGCAGTATGATTTTATTTTTGTACTTAGTTGTGCCATAGTTTTACCTCCTTAAATTATGTAATAATTTTATATGCTCCAAAAGTTGTCATTGAAAAACTACCAGTTCCAACAAATTTTTCTTGTCCATGTACATGAATGTCTATATTTCCAAAAAATTCTACATAATCACTTGTACCATTCATATCTACAACTACTGAAACAAAACTATCTTTAGCGTACATAGCACCATTACCTATTGTGTTGCTTGTTCTTGCAATTTCCGAACCATTTTTATAAATCATTGGGTTTGAATAATAGAGTACATATGCTTCTTGCTGACCTATTAAAGTTGCATAAACATAATATTTGCCTGCTGTAGTTGGTGTAAATCTATAGTTAGTAGAGTTATCGTAGCAATTATCTGTGTCGTAAATTTCTGTATTACATTGCACTTTTGTATTTACATTGCTGTTTATATTTTGATTTGCACTTAAATAGGCTTGAAAAGCTGGAGTATTAACACCACCAGCACCAGTTACAGTTCCTGTAAATGCGTAAGTGTCGTTTAGATTTAATCCATCTGCTTGTGTTTTAATTATTGCCATACTATACTCCTAACACATTAACGAACATGGAACGATAAACGAACCATCATCATAAGTTTCTATTACTGTTGTTGATAATACTTTTGCAAAACTGCTAGATTTAACATTGTCATCTGTTTGTACTTTTGCAGTTCCATCTCCATTGGATTGAAGTAAATCTCCTTTAGCAATAGTTTGACCAGATTTTATTCTAACTACATAAGAACCAACTGAAGCTACATAAAAATCATTGTAACCCTCTCCATCTAAATCATAAGCTACAAATACACCATAAACATTTTTAGCATCAGAGTTATCAGATACTTTTGACATCATGTGTTTAACATCAGCTTCTTTAACTATAGTTGCTTCGTAATCTGTTCCTTCATGATTGTAAGTAACAGTATCTCCAACAGATTGACTATCTAATAATACATGAGGTATTTTTTTAGTTCTAACAGTTTCAACATCATTACCATCTTCGTCTTGTGTAGTTGTTGTTACATCAAATTCTAAATTATACCAATCACACATTTCATCTAAAGTTTCTAAAACTGTTCCTCTTAAAATTGTAGGTGTAGAATTGTCTGTAAATCTTGACCAATGAGTTCCAGTAAATCCATTATATGATACTGTTGTACCAGATACTGATATAGTTCCTTCTTGAGTGTCAGCTTGAAAAAAAGCTACTAAACCACCATCATTTCCTGGTCTATTTATATATACTGATGTACTACTAGCATATTCAAAGGTAGCTAAAGCACCACTTACAGAAAGTTTTTCCTCTGAATTTAATAAAGTTCCAGTAGTGTTAATTAATACTCTACCAGAAGCATCAATACGCATACGATCTGTATTATTAGTTCTAAAATACATAGATGCGTTTTCTTTATTATTAATATAAACATCATTACCACTTACTTCTAATAATAATCCATCTGTATCAGCAGTTCCAGTTGTAGCATTTTGAAGTCTTAATATTCCTACTGGCAATCTAACCACTTCCGAACTATCAATAGAAATAGCTGTTGCATTTCCATTATCATCTATGCTTGGCGAACCAGCTGATGCAAAAGTATTATCTCCTCTTAAAAAAGTTGTAGCATCTTTAGTTCCTGTTGCTGAAAGTTTATCAAGAGAAACAGTGCCATCTGCTGGAGTAAATAAAACTCCTGTTCCATAATGTAAAAAGAAATTGCAAGTAGATGTGCTAGGTACTGCAACTCCAAAGTCTATTGTAGAACTTGAAACTGAAAAATTGGTAGCTTGAACAACCCCATCAATAGAAATTAATAATGATTGTGCAGAGTTAGGTGTAAATGCTACTGAACTTTTTGTAATAGAATAAGAACTAGAACCATCAAATGTGATGTTGTCTAATATTTCTATGTTTGATATTTTATCTGTTCCTCGACCTATATAACTCATTCGCCACCCCCATTATCTATTACTGTTCCACCTTCTGCTATCCACTCTTGTATTGCTTGGTAATCTGTGTTTGCTGGGTCTAGTGGTACTGACCAAATTCTACCATCTGAATAAGTTACTTTATAAGAAGCAAACTCATTCAATGAATTGTAATGTTTTTCTACTGTATTAATCATAATTATAACTCCGAACTAAATTCTGATGTTCCACTAGTTGGACACATTATTCTACCTTGTGTTAAACCACTTAAATTACCCATACCAATAAATAAACCTTTATCACTACTATCTATTATACCAATTGATGCTGAAGATTGAGTAAATGTTCCAGCAAACATATCTCTAAATACTTTAGCTGTTTTTTGTGATGCAGATGGAGAAGCTCTCATAGGTGTATGAAATTCAAAACTTCCTTCAACATCTGTTGAGTTTCTTGCACCCATAGTTCCCATAACAGTATAAGTTTGAAAATATCTAAAACATCTTTGTAAATTTACATCAGTTGGCAAGAACTCAAAATCAGATGCAGTTGAACCTACTTCTAACTGTAATCCTGTTATTTGCCATGTGTTAGATGTGCTATCTGCAAGATTTACACCTTGAGAAGTTGCTCTTGTGTTAGCAACATAAGATGGATATGTTGTAGTTGTATTTGGTACAAAAGTTCCACCTGTGTAATTAGAGCCACCAACTAAAACAAATTCTAATTGCAAAGCAATTCCAGCATCATTACCCATAGCAGTTCCTTGATCGCCTTTGAAAACGATTGTTTTCTTTTCCCAAGTATTAGCAGACGAAATTGCGTATGTACCAGATATAAAACCAGATACGTTGTTATGCCATAAATTAATTTGATATGTTCCTGTCTTGTTAGATTTTACATAAAATGACATTGTTAAATCTACTGCACTTGAAGTTCCAAATTTTAAATAACCTAAATTACTATCTTCAACTCTAGTTAAAGGCATCATTCTTGATGATGCTGATAAAGATGCTTCGGCAGTAGTACAAGAAATTTTATAAGAATAATCAAAACCATCTGGTGCATCTGTTGACTGTTCTCCAGTAAAAGCATTTGACCCAGTTTGATTTTGTGACCATCTATCTATAGAATTATATTGAGAATGACCTAAAGCAGTAGCACTTGTTCCTCTTTGAGCAATACTCATATCACCATTGATGATGATGTTTCTAAAATTTTGTTGGCTTCCTGTAGATAGTTTTGGATTTGTTACAGAATCATCTGCAAGTTTAGAAGTAGTTATAACACCATCTGTAATATCATCAGTTTCTAAAACTGCATCTGCTGGTTTTGAACCTATATAACTCATTACGATACATCTGTTAAAAGTTGTAAATGAACATCAGCATTACCTGAAGCATCATCTGATTGTGCCTGAATTTTATCAGAAGTTTGTAAAACTATTTTAGGTAATTCAATAGATGAGCCTGTTGGTAATGGAATATTCTCAAATATAAATTTTCCAGCAGTTGCTGAGTTATCATATTTTTTTAATGAAACATTTATTGAAGTAGTTGTCGTATTAGCAATAGTTCCAGCGATTACTAAAGATTTATTACTTGCAGTAAATACATCTGTAAGAGTTGCGTCTGTTAAACTTACTTGTGCATCTGAAAAATTGTTAGCCATATTTTATCCTTTTATCCTAAAGCAATTGAAAATGGAATAGCACTTGGGTCAGATTCTGTAATAGAAACACCACTAGGAAGTGTTATTGCATTGGTTGATGTATTAATTGAAAATAGTTCTAAATCATCTGCTCCATCAAACAGCTTCATAGCTATGGTATTTGTTGCAGAATTATCTAACCAAATTGTTCCAGCTACAGCAGAACTTGGTCTTGATGAACCTATGTGTTGTGAGTTAAGAGCATTAATACTATTATTTAGATTTGATCTAAATGTACTAAATGCTTGGTTATCTAATGTTACTTGTGATACTTGTGCCATATTAAATTATTACCTGTCCTACTCCTTGTGCTATATAATCAAAGGTTCTGTCAATACTTGTACCAGAACTATTAAAAAATTCAATAGTGAACTGAGTTGTTGATTTAGAGGTTATTGAATAATAATCTCCATTAGCCATTGATTGAGCAGAAATACCTATTGCTGGATTTATTTTGAAACCAAAATCATAAGTTACTGTCTTACCACCTGTACCAGAACTAATATCATTTCCACTTTCAGTTCTTTTTGATAAACTTGCATTTACAGTTAAGCTAGTAATTAATGATCTAGCCTTTTGGTCATCAGATGTAAATTTAATTCTAAATTTGAAATAACGACCAATATATTCTCCTGTAACAAATTGAGTAAAATTAGAATAAGTAATATTATCGTCACTTGTTGAAATCTGTAATATAGTATGTGCTTTAGCTGGTGCAGTTCCATCAAAAGGGTTTGGTCTTCCATCATCAAATAATGTTGTAGCATCTGGTCTTCCACCATCAAAAAATTCAGATACATCTTCAGTTATTTGTGAAATTGATGCTGTAAATTGTCCTTTTAATTTAGCACCTAAATCTATAGTGTTTGAAAATTCATATATACCACTTGATGGTACTGTTGTTGCACTATCTCCTACAGTTCCTGTAGCTGTTAATCCAAGATAATTAGTTGAATTTCTAGTTTCTACACTAACATCAGTTTTGCTTCCTGAAAATGCTGTATGTTCGTTAATAGTTGTTTGAGTAACAAAATTTGTAGATGCAATATTAGTTGAGATGATAGTTTCATTTGCAGATTGGTTTCCTAATTTATCATTTGCTTTGATAAGATAAGAACCCGTTTTTAGAGGAAGTGTAATATTAGTTGCTGGTCTTCCAACTCTATCTACTAGATCAAAACTATTAGCCCATGTTGGATTTGATAAATCTGTACTAAATCGAATAGTATAATAATCAAGGTCAAGATCAGGTACTGCTGTCCAACTTAACAATGCTTGATCTCCAATAACATTAATTGCAAAGTCTTCAACATCTTGAGGTACTGCTGTTTGACCTACAATTTGTCTAGTATCTGTTACAAATGTACTTGAAACTCCTAAAGAGTTAATTGCTTTAACTCTAACTGTATATTGAGCATTGTCGATAACATTCAATAATTGATAATTTAATGATGTACCTTTACCAATAGTTCTAAAGCTATCTGTTACTGCATTTCCATTTCTGTCAGTTATTTGTTTTACTTCTACTTGGTATTCATCAACAAATTGGTCAGGAGATGCAGAAACTACTACTGCTAAACGAGTAATAACTGTTCCATCATTATATTCAACTAGATTATCTGATAATGTCATTCCAGCTGGTGGCTGAATAGAAAATGGATTAGGTAAAGTTGTATCAGCAATCGTAGGTATTGGATTTTTTGTATTAAATGTATAAAAATTATCTTGGTGTTCAAATAGTTGAACATTTACAGTTAAATCTTCATTAATCTCTATACCTAATACTCTAAAAGGTTTGGCATTAAATCCACCACTAGGATATGTGATTGCAACAATATCTCCTATAGCTAATTCTAAAAATTCTGATGTTAAAGTTAATTGTATTTGTAATTGGTTTCTTGATCTTCTAAGAATAACCTCACAAAGTGCTTCTGCATTATAAGTGTTTGTTACATTTGGAAATTGAAAGTTACCCTCTAAAACAGTATTATTATCTGCTGAAAGCATAGTTGCGTGTTTAAAATCTGTTTCAACATTAGTGTCATCTGCTGGTGGAAAAGAAACTGTGTCATTCTGCCAATTCTTAAATGGATTAA